TTGATGTTACCGCCAGGGCCAATCGTATATTGTGTTTGCCCTGCAACAATCGGAAATACAATCTCAGACTTATAAAATACCATCATGTCCTCGTTAGACCATTGATCTAACAAGTCATTAAGCATATCAAAAGCATCTTGAGCAGCTTCTGGAGTTGGGGTTTCCCCTGCTTCTAAAGCACCTATGTCTTTTAAAGCTCTACTGATTATGTCTATGGGTTTTGCCATTTTTTACTCAAATAGTTGGTTTAAAGACAGGTGGATTCCAAGGCAAATAATATTTATTGCTGTTTTTTAGGCTTGCAATTTGCTTATCTAACCCTGATTTTATCGTGCTTACGCCATCTTGAATAGACTCTTTTTCAATCCATTGAGCGATATCTTGCTCTTGAACTTGGTCAAATGGCTTTTTTACGATCTTGTCTGAGAACCACCAATTACCTTCAGTTTCTACGCTGACATCTTCATATGTGGCTGTGACATGATATTTAGCATGAAGAATAATGCCTTCTTCAGCGCTAATCTCACTAATTTTCCATTGATAAGTGGTCATGCTGTGTAAGTTCCAGAAGATGTGTATTTAAGGATAGTATTTGAGCCTGAAGTAGTAATAGTTGGGCTACCAGTAGTTGTGCCGCTATAACTTGCAGTAGGGATGGAAAGAATAATGACTCCTGATCCACCTGAGTAAACATAACTACCACCACCGCCAGTATTTGCCACGCCAGAGCCACTATTGTTTGATCCACCGCCACCGCCTGTGCCGCCAGCACCACCATTGGAATCGGCTGAACCACCGCCACCGCCAGCATAGTAAACGCTTGAGCCTGTAATAGAAGAAGCTAAACCTACACCTCCATCACCACCACCATTAGGACTAGTTTTGTAATTGCCACCTACTGCACCAGCGCCACCACCGCCTCCAGCACCAAAGTTAGTGGAGTTACCAAAACCTTGACCTCCAGCATTACCTTGTCCGCTAGTGCCTGAACCACCAGCACCACCATTTTGTGATCCAGATCCACCGCCTGAACCACCTGATGAGCCAACACCTGTAGTGCCGCCTGCTCCGCCACCAATTGATACTACAGATCCAACAATTGATGAATTATTGCCGTTTGATGCTGTGCTACCACCAGCACCAACTGTAATTGTGTAAACAGTTGATGGAATAAAAGTTAAAGATCCAGTAAGGTATCCGCCAGCACCGCCCCCGCCTCCTCCTGTGTTGCCACCACCGCCACCACCAGCAACAACTAAGTAACTAATTGCATAAGAGCTTTCGCTAGTCGTTGTAAATTTAACCCAGTTACCAGCTTGATAACCTTCATAAAAACCACCGCCATCGGTGTTATAGCGAAACATACCAACGCTAGGGCTTGATGACCTTTGTGATGTATTTCCTACAGGTATTTTTGTTTGGCTTGTGCCACCAAGAGTTGAATTTCCACTTACTGTTAAATTGGTAACAGATAAATTATTAGAAGAATCTTGGATTAACAAAGTTCCGTTATTTGCTGGAACTGTCAAATTATATGTGCCAGCAGTATTTGTACCTGTTAGGGTAATCGTTCCGCCTGCGTTTGCTTGAAATACTAATTGTGACATGATTTTTCCTTATGCCGTATATGAGCCTGAAGCTGTAAATGTAAGAATTGTATTTGAGCCACTTGTAGTCACAGTAGGACTACCAGTAGTAATTCCTGAATAAGATGAAGTTGGTATTGACAAAATTACAATGCCAGAGCCTCCTGAACCTCCAGAATGTGTGCCTTCAGTATATGTTCCAGCACCTCCACCGCCACCACCAGTATTGGTAGTACCAGCATTTCCAGCACCATGATAAGTACCATTACCCCCACCGCCTAAACCACCAGAGCCTATTGTTCCACCTGAATTATCACCAACTCCACCACCACCGCCACCAGCGTAATATGTAGCCGTTCCAGTTATAGATGATGTCAAACCAACGCCACCGTTGCCTCCGCTAGTAGATGCAGTTGCACCAACAGCTCCTGCACCACCACCTCCAGCTCCATAATATGCGCTACCACCGCCACCACCACCGCCATTGTTTCCTTGACCAGCAGTTCCTGAACCTACAGTAATTCCGCTATAAACGGTTTGTGCACCACCGCCTGAACCACCATTTCCACCGCTATATACATTACCACCAGCTCCTGCACCACCACCAATAGATGTATTTCCAAATCCTGTTGAATTTGAACCATTTGTTCCAATTCCCCAAGTAGCGCCACCAGCACCACCAGCGCCTACAGTAAAACTATAATTTGTTCCACCAGTTAGTGTAGCTGTTCCAGTCAAAAGACCGCCAGCGCCACCACCAGAGCCTCCAGTTCCTGTATTTGCGCTTCCTGAAGCTCCACCACCACCAGCAACTATTAAATATGAAACTGAATATGTTTGCGATGAAAGAACAACCCAAGCTGTTCCACTATAAACCTCAGTCTGATTTGTAGTGGTATTAAAACGCATAGCACCAGCGGCAGGACTTGCAGGCCTTTGGGCTGTAGTGCCTTGAGGCAAATCAATACTTTGCGTAGCAGATGTTGCTGCTATTCCAGTAGAGCCGCTAATGATTACTGACATTTTTTATCCTTAAACTATTTCAGTCCAAGATTTAGTTGCTTCATCCCATTTGTAGGGTTTGCCATCTGTAGGCATAGCTACAGGGGCTTCCCATGTCCATAACGGAGCTGAAATAACCCAAGATGGAAAAGGTTGTGGCGCATAAAACACATCATGCGTTTGATCGTATGTATAACCTATACCAGCATAGTTGCCACGAAGAGCTTTGGTTTGATCTGCGGATTCTTGACCTGTAGTTGGGTCGTAATGTTTTCCGCCACGAGTGTTATAACTAGTTTGAATCCATGCGCCAGGGCTTGAATCAACGAATGTTGTAAAAAATTCAGGTTCAGCAACGATTACTTGCGTTACTTTACCATCTACTACTTTTGCAAAATGTCCCATGTAAATCTCCTTTATCCTACTATCCAATTTGTGCCATTATCAAAAACAGGCACAGTTAAAGCACCACCTCCAACTACTGCTGACAATGCAACAGGAGTCAAAGCATTATTAACAAAAGCCCTTCTACCAGCAGTTCCAGCAGTAGGCAAAGTTGCTACTGTGTAAATAGGCATTTTTACCCATCCTACAAATGTTGCATTTTGTGTTGCATCAAGAGTTAATGCAGTTGTTCCAGCACCTGTTTGAAAAGCTAAAACTCCAGAATTGTCCGCAGTTTGAACTATTCCTGAAACGCCAGATGTTGAACCGTTATCAGCTTTAATAATAGATGTCATGCTGTGTATGTCCCAGATGTAGTAAATGTATGGATAGTATTTCCACCTACAGAAGTTACTGTGCCGCCTGTTCCTTTTTGAGAACCAGAATAAGAAATAATCACTATTCCAGAGCCTCCATTTCCTCCTGAATATGGCGTTATTGCTCCGCCACCAGCTTCAGATGCGCCTCCTCCGCCGCCACCAGTATTTGCGCCACCTGATGTTGCATTTCCACCTCCTGATGCACCAGCATTGCCGCCACCACCAGAGCCGCCTGTTCCAACTGTGCTTGCGTTATAAGTTCCACCTCCACCGCCGCCAGCGTAATATGTTGCGCCACCAGATAAAGATGAAGAAACTCCTACACCTCCGTTACCGCCATTTGTAGTTGTTCCATTAGAACCAGCTGCTCCAGCACCACCGCCTCCTGCTCCACCATAATTTGGGCTAAGACCAGTTGCGTTACCTCCTGCATAACCTTGACCGCTAGTTGCAGAACCACCAGATGTAGTTGTTCCACTTGGGCCTGCTCCACCACCTGAACCGCCAGAGCCACCATTTCCAGCTTGACCGCCATAACCACCGCCAATAGCAGTTGCAATGCCATTTAAAACAGAATTAGAACCTGTACTGCCGTTTGTTCCTGTGCCAGCTCCACCGTTGCCACCAGCACCAATAGTTACTGTATATGCATTTCCACCTGATACTGTTGTTGATGATGTTAATAATCCTCCTGCACCACCGCCACCAGCACCATTATTTCCTGATGAGCCTACAGATGCGCCACCACCTCCTCCTGCAACAACTAAATAATTAATTGTATAAGTTTGTGCAGTTATGGTAGACCAAGAAATTCCTGAATAAATTTCTGTTTGCAAAGTATCTGTGTTATATCTAACCGTTCCTGCGGCTGGGCTTGCAGGGCGTTGCGCTGTTGTTCCTGTTGGAACTACCAAACCACCAGTAGTGCTTGAAGCGTTAATTAACCCTGTATCAGCAGTCAGAATTAGGTTACCAGTTGTATCACCAGTAACGCTAATTGCTGTGGTTGTAGTAGTGCCTGTTCTTATTGTGGACATATTAAATTACCACCCATCTTTGACCTGATGAAACTGTCACAGTAATGCCAGAATTAGTTGTAATAGGGCCAACGCTAAATGCGTTACTGCCTGATGCAATAGTATAACTTGAAGATACTGTTGTAGAGTTAATTATTAAACCATTTGAAGCCACAATTTCAGGGGCAGATAAAGCTCCTGTTGATGGGTTATAAGTGTATTTTGTGGAGCTTGTGTATTCTGTGCTAACTGATCCACTTGTAGCGCTTGAAAACAATGGGTAACGAGTCGCATTGGTTGTTGTATCGTCAGAAATCGTTAAACCGCCAGCAGCAGCAGCCCAAGTTGGTACACCACCAGCAAGGGTTAAAACATAACCGTTAGAACCAGCAGCAAGGAAAGTGGTTGCTCCTGATCCAGTTTGATAAGGAACAGAACCGTTAGCACCGCCAGCCAGGTTTGTTGCTGTTGTAGCTGTAGTCGCAGAAGTGGCTGAAGTCGCTGTTGCAGCGTTACCACCAATTGACAAGCTAGAAGCCGTGCCTGTAAGCCCTGTGCCAGCACCGCTAAATACAGATGCTGTAAGCGTTCCTGTACTTGGGTTGTATTGGTATTTAGTCGAGCTTGTATATTCAGTCGTAACTGAACCAGAAGTGGCATTAGAGAATAAAGGATAACGAGTTGCATTAGTAGTAGTATCGTCACTTAGCGATACACTTCCTGCAGGAGTTGTCCAAGTTGGTGCGCTAGTCCCATTACTGGTGAGAACTTGCCCTGTTGTGCCGCTTGATACAAAAGCAGTTGTGCCACTTGCAGATTGATAAGGCACATATCCAGCACCACCACCAGCCAAATTAGTAGCTGTTGTTGCTGTGGTTGCTGAACCTACAGATAATGTACTTTGGGCTACATATTGCGGTGCAGATGCGCCAGCAGTTAAAACATAGTTTGTAGTACCTAAACTGAGAAATGTTGTAGCGCCTGATCCTGATTGATACGCAATAGCGCCAGCAGTACCGCCTGACAGATTAGTAGCTGTTGTAGCGCTAGTTACTGCGCCACTTACGATAGATCCTGAAATTGAAGTAATCCAGCTAGGATTTGAATAGCTACCAGTTGTATATACACCGTTTGTGACCGTTCCAGCATTTCCTGTAATGCCAATACCCCATGTGCCACTTGCGCCTGTTCCTGTTGTGCTAGGAGCGCCTAAAGTGTTGTATGAAACAGTTAACGCAGACGCACCATTGAAAGTTGACCCAGATGCTGCGCCAGCGCCACCATTATTAAATGTAAGACTATTGGTTACAGATCCTGCGCTTGTAGCTGATGTTGCAGTTGCAGCATTTCCACCAATAGATAAACCACTTGCCGTGCCTGTTAAGCCAGTACCAGCACCACTAAA